ATGAATATCACACTGCCTATTGAGTGCTCTGACGGACACCAATACCTTCTAAAGCTTACTGACTGTAAGAATATACCAATTGATTCGACTATTGAAATTGTAGATATAGCTCTGATTTCAATGTCAAAGACAGAAATTATTAATAATGCAGGAACCTTAAATAAAATAGCGTCAATACTCTTCAATTTTTTGGATGAAAATGATGTTATTCTATATTTTTATTGTTCTAAAGACCCAATAAAACAAAGAGATACTAGAGGAAAAATGTCATATCAACAATACCGCAGTTTTTTATTTACTTCTATGTTTGATAGAGCGACTCGACATCATAAGGGGGAGTTTATAAATAAGTCTATTATTTTAAAAGATATGATATATGGTGATCACTATATCCATCTTATAGCTCAATCAAAGCACTCCGATAAATTGGATAAGCTTGAAGGAGAGCTCAACACATTCAATAAGTAATTAGGCGGACTAACATCCGCCTTTCTTTTTACTTTTTTGATAACCCATTAGTATTTCGTTTGACCTCTGCAATATCAGCCGCCATCTGCTGTATAGGCTTCACCATGACGTTAGTATTGTCTCGAATGTCTGTTATAGCCTCATAGGAAAGCCGTATCAGGTCCCTTGTCTCTCCTGCAATATCCTTTATTCCAGACGTGTTTGCACCTATGGACAACATACCTGCCTTCAAGTCAAGAATAGACATTGTTTGAAGTTGATTCTGATTCTTGATTTCCTCTCCGGCGATCTGAAGGGCGGTGAAGCGTCCGTTCAATTCGTCAGCAGAATCCTGAGACATTGTAGCAAAGCCTTTCTTGGAAGATTCCTGAGATGAAGAGGAAGAACCACCAACAATAGCATCAATATTCTTTGCTTCTTCTGTAGCAGCTCTTATAATATCATTCCAATCTTTTCTAAGGTCGCTTATCTCTTCTGCTGTTAAATCCAACTTTCCATTATTATCACTATCGGCCAAAAGAGTATATTTTTTATAGAATTCTTGTGCTTTACCACGTAACTGGTCAATAACAAATGACTGTAACAAGGCGTTACGCATTATTTCTTCGAAGTCTTCTCCAAAGTCAGCTATTCCCCTTTTCCCACCTTTCAACCCTTCCAAGATGGCTTCTTCTATACTCTGCGATGTTGCCTGAAACAAATCTTTATTTAAAGTTTCTTCCAAATCCTTTGCTTGGTCATTTAATTCTACGAACTTATCAATGGCTTGCTGCATCCAATCAGGCAATTTGGACCAAATATCAGCATTATTTTTCATAGCCCATATTGCTTCCTCTGATATGAGTTTATTATCTAAATCATATCCTCCATTAGCATTTATAAAATCAAATATTTCCTTAGCATCTGGATATTGTCTAAAATCAAAAAACTTTCCATAATTAAACAGTTGAGCAAGTCCGAATGTTGTATGGTCAACATCACCAACAGGCATAGATTTTATGATATCTTCATAAGCTTTTTTTCTTGACTCTTCAAGCGTGGTCAATGATTTGCCAGCTATTTCAAAATAATCATTTGCAGTAGCCTCTTTTAATAATTCCAAATAACGTTCTACTTGGTAATTTATAGAATCCCAATATCCTTCTTGTCTACGTTGGTATTCGAGATTTCGAGCTTGCTCTTCAGCAGTGGAATCAAAAGCATTCATTACAGTACCCACTAGGGTAGTTATAATTCCTATAATTCCGCTAATACCTTTTACTGTGTCACCGGCGGACTTTTCACCGGTTTTGCCAAACGCTTCAAAAGCTGCGATTCCGTCATTTATAACATCTACTGCTTTTTGAATACCTTCACCTAATTCATCAGAAAAAGTATTTCCAAGAGAAGCCAAAGAAGAGCCTAATATCGAGATATTGTTTTTTATAGCTTCACTAGCCTTTTCCACATTACTCCATGAAGTAGAAGCTCCCTGTGTATCTCCTTTCTTTACTGCTTTACGATACTTCTCGTATTCTTCTTTTAATGTCTTAAATGGATTACGAGCTATAAGATTTTGCCGAGCATTGTTTATCGTATCCATCATGGCTTTCATATCCGAAGCTGAAAGGTTTGTGGCTTTAACAAGTTGCTCAGCATCAGATAATAGTTTTTCAAGTGTATCTGTAGGTAATGAATCAACATCTCCCATTAACATTTTCCAAATGCCGGAATCTTCGATTTCGCTTTTTGAGATAGAAGTAATTGCTTGCTTTTTTTGTTTATTCAGTTCTTTTAAAGCATTTGCATATTGTTCTTTTTCAGAATTATTTTGAGCCTTAGACATACCTTCTTTAAGCCTCTTCTCATCATTGAGAAATTGTTTTTCGATGGCTATACGTTGTGCGGTATAGTCTTGATATTTAGAAAGGACTTCTTTATAATATTTAGCTACATCGTTAGCCTGCCCTTTTAAGGTGTCTTGGTTGATTGAATCAAGTGCGGAAGTATCTACCGAAACACTGGTAGGATCAAACGTTTTCTTTTTATATCCTTTGGTCTTTTGGGCTTTGAGTTCCTCTTGCTCATCAAAGACTTTTTTCTGATACTCGATTTCCGTGCGTATATAGTCTTCTCTTTGGCGCTTTAAGTCTTGAATCTCCTTCTTATTGTCTAAGGCCCTTTGCGCCCGTATTTTGGCTTCTCCGTCTGCCATCGTATTAATACGAGCTTGGAAAGCCTGATTTTCCAAATCTTCTTCTTTACGTCTTCTCTCAATGGCTTGTTTATCCAGTAGATCATTTATTTTCTTTTGCTGGTCTATGATGGAGTTATACTCCTTGGTTGTTTTCCCTGTAATAGCCTTTAATTTATTTTCCAAAGCTTCAATCTCAGCGTTAGTTTTTGCATAATCTTTACGATTTGTCATTTTCTTCAACTCGGCTTGTTTTAAAGAAATTGCTGCTTCTATAGCCCCAACAGAGCCTTCAATTAAGGTATTTGCTGATTCTCCTCCAGCGTTTTTTATTTCTTTGTTGCTTTCTTCATCAATGCCTAACGCACGCTTTATCAAAGCGACCATTTCTTTTTGATACTCTTCAGCCTTTTTTCTTAAATTTTCCTCTGCTTTTTTAGCAAAAGCTTCTGGACTTAAATCTTCTTGCTGCAAAGTTCCTGACAAATCCTTTCCTGATGCTGATCTAACAAGCCATGATTTAAACCTATCTCCAAATGTTACCCCCTTCTCAGCTTTAGCATCTGCCTCAAGCATTGCTTGAATAGATTTTTCATATTCTTTAGCCGCTAATTCCATTACCGCAGCAGCTTTTGCTTTATCCATAATAGCCTTAATAAAATTTTCCTTATTAGTTATCAACAAATTCTCTGCATCTGCAACCGTGTTGATAACTATTCCTGTTTTATTAAAAGCATCCCTATTCTCTAAAATATATTTTTCTTGAGATTTCATATCTCCCCCAAGTTTTTTCCATCCTTGAGACAGTTTTTCTATAGAAGTTAACACTTCATTTGTACTTTTGGAAACCGCTTTTTGAAAATCTTTTGTTAATTGATAAGTTTCAGCAAGTTTTTTATTTGCTTGTCCTAAGCTACCAATCCAGCTTATAATCTCCTTACCATGCACAGAAAGCAGAGTTAATCCAACAACAAGAGCAGTCTGCCAGCTTATAAGGGACTTTGTTAATTGCTGCCAAACTGGAGCAACAGCCTTGACATCTTTATTTCCGGCAGCAATTTCAGCCTTAAATGCAGCATATTCTTTTCTTGCTTTAGCAATCTCATCTACAAGGATAGGAAGGTTGTTTGAAATTGCAAGGAAAAAAGTATTTGCACTAACAGCCAATGAAGGCAATTCACGAGCCACCTGTTGTACAGAGAAACTGAGCCCATTCCATGCACTGGCATAATTACCTACATTTCTTTGAAATCTACCAGAAGCTTGTTCAGCCGCACTCAATTCCTTCTGAACATTTGCAATTTGGGCCAACAACGCTTTGCCAGCATCACCGTTTCTTCGCGTTCTTCCGAGGTCATCATAATCCTTAGTCAAGAGGATTATTTGCTTTCTGAGAGCTGTTATACTGCCTTCTTCCGCCCTACTCTGAATTATCTGATCCTTCTGTGCCTTAATTGTCCTTCTGATAGATTCCTCCTCGACTAGCCTTTGTGCTGCCAGTTGCTGCACCTGTCTTAATATTCCAGTTCCGGAAGAACCTGTTTTTTCTGAATCAGAAAGGGAAACAAAGCTTTTCTTTAGCTGTTTTATTTGCTTGTCCGTTTCAATTACAGCTTCGGTATTGGCTACTATCCATTTGTTAGTATACTGCAATGCGGCTGTCTCTTTCTTTGCCTTTTTGACTGCATCATTGGAAGAATCAATGTCATGCTTCAGCTTTTGGATTTGAAGATATTTGTTTTCATACTCTTCTAATTTTTTGGTAGCTGCCTCTATCTCCTTCTCTAATTGCTTTATGGCCGCATCACTATTTGGTATCCCCGCAACAGCTTTTAGAGAATTCTTCAATTTATTTATTTCTTGACGCAGTTTTATAATGCCTTCGACATCAATATCTGCGGTAAATTTCATTCCTGCCATGTGACTTTTACATTTTCGTTTCCAAATGATTCCTTTAACTCTTTCTCTACGGTTAGGCTTGCCGAATCCAGAACGTCAAAGCCCTTGCTAGATACAAAGCTCGCATATTCCATTCCATCGGCGAACACAACACCGTTTTTGGGTAGTTTCCCATATATAAGCAAGTTCTCTGTCTTGCCTTTGGCCCCCGCATGTTCGCTATCTGCCGGAACATATAGATAAACAATATTCCCATCACGAACTACAGCAGCTCCCGGAGCATTACGAAGATTCCACGTATGGTTCTGATAAGTCTTCTTGCTACTCACATTTCTTTCTTTTTGAGTGTCAACTGCATTATGCGCCGCTTCCTTCATAAGCTCATTTGCATACTCATCCACCTCTTCAACAAACTCGTCCAGACCCGACAAATCAACCGTTACTTCCATTACTCATCGAATTTCATATTTTCACCAAAGAAATCCTTATCAGATACTTCCTTAAGTACCTCCCCATCGTATACAGCGTGCAACTTATCTTTTTGCATGATGATCAAATTGCGATATGGAATTTTACAAACGACTTCATCATACGACAAATGAAGGCTATCCATGAACGACGCAATTTGCCCCAACATACAATCATTGCCTATAACCTCTGTTTTGCTGTTAGATTTGCTACGTTCTTCGCTAAACCTAACAGCGTCATAAAATTTTCCACATCTATCAGAGAGTAAGCCGCTGTAAGACCGGATAACACTTCTTCTAAAGTCCCATGAGACAATTCTTCGGACAATGAATCACTTCCATCTATAAACCAAGAAAGTGCGCTAGAAGCGACAGAAATGTCCTTCAATGAAGATATAACACCCGCTATATCCTTGTTGTCATCAAGAACTGCGAGATAGGCCGAAGCGCCGGCTATTTTATGTATGGTAGGCGGATTTACGCGATACATTTTCCCATTTACAATGATTGGGATGAAATCCTTTCCTGTGATAGCTTCTGATATAAGTATGGCTGCTTTATTCATAATGATATTTATTAAAAAGGGGTGAGATACATAAATCCTCACCCCCTCACCACTTTATAATATAGATAATGTTTCTGCTGATCGCGAAGTATCTTCCTCTCCATTCCCCTCATAGTTAACAGCAGTTCCAGCGTTCACCCGCTTTGACTTAGTCGTAGAACTATTCAAATTGAGAGAAGCATCAGAAGACATAGATGCGACGTTCTCATCAGCTCATGCGGCATCTACTTTTTCCCCGTCGAACATATAGTCACTCTTCACGCCGGCGCTAGGATTTTCCATAGCAACAGCTGTTACTCCCAGACCAATATTCTTTTCCACAGCATTCCCTTTAGCAATGACCGCAGCATTGGTGAATACAATATAGTTTCCGGTCTTTGTCTGTCCGACAATGGCTTTGTTGACAATGCCCGGAGTATCAGAAGCGGCCCATCCTGCATCTGTATCAACTTTTTCTCCGCCTTGCAGATCTACCTTGTCATCAAAGGAGAAAACTCCCATAGTGAAAGCAATTGTTTTAGCCCCTTTTTGCGTCACATCACGATAATAAATGTCACCATTCAACTCGTTAATATAGTCGGTATAGGTAGGATCATCCTCCGTATACGACCAAGTATCTTGATGAGAGTTCTCAACTTCTGTAGCAGTATCAAACCAGGTTTTAAGGCTAGTTTTAGTTACAGCAGAAGTAATAACATCACCGTACCAAATCTTTTTAATTCCTATAAACGGTTTCATATCTTTTTAATTTACGTTTAATACTTCAAATAATAATTTTACATTCACATAGTAACAACATAACTCCTTATCTTCCTCTATCCCGATAGTCTCAGAAGAATACCGGTACCATGAACCGTCATATTGCCCTACAACTCCATCTTTGAACATCTCTTTAGCCTTTCTCTCCAATTCATTCAAACGAATCAAATTGGCCTTCCCCGATCTCGATAAAGGAACACAAAGATTAACTTCAACGTATCCTCTTTCCCAATAGGTATCGGGCTGTTGAGTCTTGGGATAAACTACAATCCTTTCAGCATTTACCTTACCTTCAGGTATATTACCTCTCTGGTATACTTCAGAAATTCCAAAAGACTTGCAATCCTTAAATATTATGTTCGCGATGTCTGTTGTTGCAATCATATCCAAATATCACATCTACCTTTAAACTCTTCCGAATAACACTCGGCATTTTTCTTCACTTCACCTTCTCCAACAGTATTATCGTCGGAATCCAAGCATCTTACACAGCTTCCTAGAGGAATCTTGTTTCCCTCGTAGACAACATGATAGTTATAAACCCAACGCTCACCGTTTACCGACACTTCCTTCTGCTGTGAATTGTCATGGCAGAAACAGTCAGCTACATCCTGCCAAGATTCTCCGCCTGTTCCTGAAACTAGCCGGCCATATTCGTCATTCTCTTCTGGAGTAATAACTTGCATTTGCAGTTTATGTGGAGTCTCTTCTAACATACTACCAAATATTAGATGCGTCTTTAATGATACTTATTCCGACCAAAGAAGCAGTCTCGTCATTGGGAATTATGCCATACAACCTGAACATATATTTTGCATAGTTCAGCAATGTATCAGCACCCCAGGACTTAGAAAAGCCATTTTCTGAGACAGAGGTAGGGTGGGCAAGTATCTTATCCATAAACTTGTCCACCGAACCGGATATCTTCACTTTTGTATTAATGTCCACATCGGAGCCCGGATCAAGCCCCAGCCCCAACGCGAACTTTTCTACTCCAGCATCTGATATATCACCAAGCGGAGAAAAACATTGCTTTATGTAGTCACCTGTTGTCACGATTCAACAGTCAATGAGTAGATACCGTTAATTTCAGTGATAACCGGCAATGACAATGACTGAGCCTTTGTAAACTCAACACCGTTCGAATTGTCAGTTTCTCCCTTACCCCATTGAGATACCCGGATTCTTCCGTAGTTTGAGTAAGTAACACCACGCTCTTGTCTCAATTCATTATCTGCATAAGCATTCTTGATAACTCCAAGTTTACCGGCAGGAATAAAGACGAGGTTTTTATCATTCCAAGGTTGATAATCCGTCAACTTACCATTATTTTGAATCCTGGTAATACGTCTGATAATTTCAAATTCCGGAAATCCATTTTGACGCATGAATTCATTTAATCCGCCAAGCAGCAGAGGAGTTCCCATCTTATCTGTACCGTAAATCACCTGCTTCATCTTCTTATTACGAAGAATGAAAGACAGTTTCTTTTGGGAGATTAGAATCTTGTCAAATGTAACCTTATCCTGAGCAGCGTCCAAAATCTCCTGCAAGTCTTCAAAACAGTCTACAGTGTTTTCATTTCCTTGCACCCAATCAACCGTAGTTTTAGCAATGTTTTCAGACGGCATCTTATAGTCAATAGCGCCTCTTACACCACCTTCAGGATTGTTGTTTGCATCAAAAGTGAACACTCCCTTGTTTGAAAGGGCACCCAAGAAGATAATATCCAGTTTGGACTGTACAGAATTTACCACCTTTGTAACATTGTTCCACATGAGATCGATTAGTTGCTGAGTCTTCTGCTCATCAGTCAGCATACGAGAATCTAGAACCTGAAGAACCTTGCGATAATCCTCAATAGGCATAGAATAACTCATTTGATGAGCAAGAACCTTCTCCTTCAACGTTTTAAAGCCCTCGGTTCCCATAATAGGCTCTTTACCTTTAGAGTCCAAGGTCGCAGCTGCAACGCTTAGGTTATACTGTCCGATTATTTCTTCGAAGTTCAAACCAACAGTAGGGGTGTCCCAATCCAAATATCGTTCATAGATATTCTGGTCAAACAAACGCTTTCTCAATTGAGAAGCGGTATCAATACGAATCTGTACCTGTTTGGTCAGTTCGCCAAAAATAGAGCTGTAAAATAATCCCGGCATAGCTTATTGTCTTACATATTTAATACTTGGATTATTCTTCATGCACCATCCGCCCAAAAGCCAATCTTCTGGCATCGGATAAGCTACTTCTTTCAGAATAATCACATCATAACCTGCAGAAACAGTCTGAAAATCCATATTGGTTTTATACTCCTTGTCTGTTTCTACCACCGCATTTGGCACATCTGTCCCAACGACAGCAATTGCATTAGCTGTAGCTCCTGTCAGTGCAGCAGCCAATGTCACAACATCATAATCAGCGTTCGATTTATCAATGTTATTAATTGTCTGCTCATTATCACCAATCTTCAGCTTATCTCCAATCTGTACCAAGCTTCCTTTTACGACTCTCGGAGCAGAAGTAGTTCCTCCAGACACGATCTTTACAGCTTTACATACTGTACACTCCATTTTTGCAAAATCCAACGCAATTGGAGTACCCTTTCTGATCAAAGTACCTTCAGGAAACGTCTGCGTGAGTTTGAAATCCCCAGGGAGAACTTTGCATTCACCTCTCCAAAACACGGGGAATCCACCTTTAATCTGTCCTTTTTCAAATTCAATAGCCATAGTATTTGTTTTTAATTAGCATCTGGCAATCCTTCCGCCCACTGTTTAGCCATTTCCTTGCCTTTTTCAGCTGGAGTGGATAAAGGGAATGCCGAATCTTTTGTTTCAAGCCCTGCGGTAACAATATTCTGTTTGATGCCTGAAAGATATGTAGTAATTGCCGTTTCGTCCATTTCGTCAGTAATAGCAAAGCCTTCTTTCATTCGCCATTCAGGAATACCCAGTTCTTTTGCTTTTGAAGAGATCAGACTGTTTCTTTCTGCACGTGACTTCTCAGCTTTAAAAGCATCATTCTCAGTTTTCAACGTGGAATAACGCTGCTCCTGTTCAGCCTTGTACTTTTTGAACCACTCCGGCTCCTCGTTTTCTGGTTGCTGTTTGTTCTGCTCGCCCCCACTAGCAGCCTCTTTCTCCTTTGCTTTATTGACCGCATCGGTTACCCGTTTGTCAATACCGCTCTGAAGAGAGGTTAGAAACGCTTTTTGCCCCTGTACAACAGTTGCTAAATTATCGTCAGTTACTAGACCAGATGCAGATAAAGCATCGGCCTGTCCCTGCAAAATTTCATCGCTTAACCCTAGATTTGAATAAGCTAGTTTTAAAGCCTGGAAAATTTTTTCTTTCATGATTAGTTCTTTTATGCAAATCTTTTTAAATCAGCATAAAAATACAATGCGGTGGGTCTATATGAAAATTATCAGATTGCGAATGAACCACAATTCGCCAATTGTGGTAAAATAGATAATAATCCTGCTAAAACAGAGGACAATTGGTGATAATGGTGGTGAGGAGTAAGAAATAGATTGGGGAATAAAGGAAAGGCAAAAAGAAAGGCGGATGTTAGTCCGCCTTTATAAATTCTAATAATGATTTGTACATTTGCCAAAAATCAATAGAATGTCCCACCTGAGATTGATACTAATAAATTGTAATTTTCTTCCATCTCTTTAATTTCTTTCTTCTTAGCATCCTTTTCTTCAGGCGTGAGTTTCTTTGTCAGAGATTCCAAAAGACCTTTTCTGAATCTTTTTGCATCTTCTCCTTTAATTGTAGGAGTATTTTGAATAGGGCGTGCCATAATTACAACATGGATTAGTTTATTATATATCTACTGTTTTATTATATTATTCCTTTATAAATTAAATTCATATCTATCCAAGAACATTTCTTTGATTCGATCTTTTTCTGTATTTACATCTCCACATATTTTATTTACCATTAGATAAGAACTGATTTCCTTAAATTCATAATGTTCAAATTTATCTCTAGTAAACAAAATATTGGATATTACTTTGTATATTCTGAATCTTTGGTTATCATATTTTCCCTCTCTTTTACGAGAATATATATCAATACTACTTGCTCCATTTATGGCAAACGAAGCATTAGGATGCTTTTTAAGAATTTCTGGAACCAAATAGGCACATGTTACAAATATTCTTAAAGAATTAGTATATCCATGAGCTTGAAGAATACGATTATACTTTTTATCCAACTTTCTGTCTCTTGCAGCATAAAATTTCAAAGCAAAAACAGAATCATGCGCTTCTACCCTTATGATATATTTTAAACGTTGATATTTATCTGTTCTATCTGTATAGAACTTATATATGTATGAAAAATCAAAAGCGTCACCATTAGAGGGAGACGCTTTTTGTATAAAATAGCATTTGTACGGAGATATATTATCAAGCATTATAAAATCACTCTTCTACTAATAGAGACAAAACAGCATGAGGTACTAACTACACTCCCTTCTCCGACAATAGTTCTCAAGGGAACCTCTTTTTCATTGTCTAATGGTCCCCAACCAAGTCTCTCGCCTTTAGTTTTTAATATGCGAGTTCCCTTTCTTTTCAGAGTCTTTTTACATACTCCTCTTTTAAGTTCACTTCCCATTAGTTTCTTGGTTTAATTTATGTTTTACGGATTACTTTCTATAGATTATATTTCAAATAACAAAAGAATATACTGGGATTCTTCTCTTCTCAAGTTCTTGTTTGGAAACGTCAGTCAATACAAACTTAATATTAGAATTGTTTTTTCTAACATCAGTAGAAGAGTCTTTTTTTAAAAGACTAGTCTTTTTCGATTTTAACTTTATATTTCCCATTTCAGATGAATTAAAATAAACTTTCTATGAGTACTACTTATAGTATCACTAACAGAATTAGTTATATCTTTGTTCGTAACACAACTTTGATACGCTATTTTGATGTTGCAAATATAAATAATACAAATCAAGATTGATTGATTGATTAGCAGATTAACTATTTATACTATCGGTTTTTAATAGTTTTTAATAGTTTTGGCTAGTTTTGACTAGTCAGAAACAAAAAAAGCCCACCTTCCGGCGGGCGAAGACTGGTTAGGGAGGTGGACTACAAAACTGATTCCGAAAAGTCTAGATCGTAGCAGATCTTTCCGCTGTCGTTCCTTTTAAATACCCCGGTGCAGATTAGTTCGGGGAATCCTGGGCCTGATGTCCAAAAAGGGACGGACACTTCCTCACCTTCGATAAGTGATAAAGTTTCAGCTAGCTTATCAGCTTCTTCTTTGCATATATCTACTAGCTTTTCCATGCTGTCCGTGTTGCTACCGCAATGAACAGATAGTTCGGAGTATTGGTTTGATGTTTCCATGATTTATTTTTTGATGATTGTTTATTCCCATTACAGCATATTTATGCGGGACGCAACTCCACTGTTAGCCCCATAGCAGAGGCTATTTTATACAATGTAGCAACAGTAGGAACTGTTAGCCCACGTTCAACCCTTGAAATATAGCCTTTGTCAGCTCCAATACGCTTAGCAAGTTCTGACTGCGTAAGACGTGCATTTTTTCGGGCCTCAAGGAGTATTTGGGCGTTATATTCCTCCCATGCCTTTTCTCGATTTTTTTCACGCTCGGGAGTACCTTCTTTCCCAAGACCTTCGTCCAACCAAGCATCTACATCATAGATGTCTTTACTGATTTCTTTTAGTTCCATAATATTCCTCCTTTAATTTTAACGCCTTTTCTATTTCATTATTTGGTGTCTTTTGCGTCTTCTTCTTGAATGCATTAAAAAGAACCACAATAGTGTCACCGTCATATATGAAAAAAATACGGAATTCATTGTTTCCATAATTTACACGGAACTCATAAACTCCATCACGTATAAACTTTATAAAATGTCGTGGCATTTTATCTTCTACCTTAAACAAGTCTAATGCACGACGTATTTTATTTACTTCATCCTTGGATAACTTCTTAATGAAGTCGCTGAAATAGGTTTTATATGTGATTATCTTTCTCATGGAACAAAGATAAGAAAAGTTATACAATAATACAACTTTTATAGCTGGATATTTCAATGCAATATGAAAATTTAACTTTTGGAAAATAAAAAGCCCCGAACCTTAATTGGAACGGGGCGGGAAAATATTTTTCATAATTATATTGTGTTATTGGGGTTATAAGAAAAATGAATAATATCTTTCTATTTATATTTTACGGCTACTCCTGTAACTTCATATACAGGATATGAACCTTTTGCTTTGTCTTTTCTGATAAGATCAAATTTTATAATTCCATTAGCACCGATCTTTTTAGCCTCTTCAACTGCAGTAGAAATCATTCTTTCTAAGGTTGGGACATAATATATGGACCATTTATCAACTGTCACTTTGCGTACATGCAATTTATGCTCCTTTTTTACTTTTGCCCCTCCGCAGAATTCCAAATCTATTAAGCCTATAGGTTCAAACTCCTTATTCGCAATATCTGTCGGATTTATAGTAAAATTAGGGTCATTTATATACTCTCTAAAATCTATAGACCATCTTTTTTCACTATAACTAGATGTACTACAAGATGATACGACAAACAATACAGCTAATAAAAATAAAAACTTCTTCATAAGTGTATGTAATTTAAATGTTTATAATATATTCTACATGCTAATATTTAATTCCCTTCACTAATATTCCTACACCATTAGAGAGACTTTCGATATTATCTCCCGACATAGTATATTCTACAGGAAACCATTTAGATAACTCCATCGTATTTTCATTTTCTGTTTTCCATTCATATTTACTGACTTTTTCCCATATACCAATTTGAGCAGATTCCTCCAATATAATTCTATCATCTTCTTCACGATAGATACCGGAAGCACCAGACATATATTTGTCGCCCTCATTACCAAAAATAGGAGAAATCGTTGTTGATATATCATATGTCATATCTTTATAAAAAGATAAAACGGCCCTTCTGCTATTATCATTATTAACAGTGATTACTCCCTTATATTTCAATCTTAAATTTTCATCTTGCTTTAATTCTTCATTTTTATCACATGAACACAAGAACGAAAACAATAACAGAACAAGTGCTATTTCCCTCATAATTTATGTGTTTAAATAATTGTATACAGCAAACTAACGAACAAATTACTCTACTGCTTTAATCCGTTTTAGCTAAAACATGGTTAAAATTGTACCTCTATGTTCAATTTACCCCCAAGCCCTTTAGTCACAATGTCGTAAAGCGTGGAAAGAGTAAGGTTGCTCCCCTCCCTTTCAACTTTAGAGATGAAAGAGCGTTCCTTTCCTATCTTTCCTGCAAGCTCGCTTTGCGTCATTTTTTTTGCTTCACGAGCATTGCGTATCTGAAGCCCGACACGAAGGTTGGAAAGTTCGGTTTCAATCTTATCCCGGCGCGGAGTACCGATTTCTCCATAAACCTTATCCTTTATATCCTCTAAATTGTAAGTTTCCATATCATTTCCTTTCTTTTTCCTTTTCATTAAAGTATTCTTGCATGAGCCTAACAGCTCGGTCTATCTCTTTTTTGGGCGTCTTTTGCGTCTTTTTCTGAAAGCCACTCAATAGGATAACCATTTTTTCGCCGTCAAAAAAGCAAAAGACACGTATTATGTCACTTGAAAATTTCACTCTGATTTCATAAAGCCCCCTTGTACCTTCAATATGCTTCAAGTATTTTTCTGGAACAATTTGAAGCGTTTCGACATATTGTATGGTTTTCACCACCTTATCCTGCATCTTTTCAGAAAGAGACTTCACAAAATCGATGAAATAGTGCTTATATGCTATGACGTTTCTTACTTTCATGTCGCAAAGGTAACTTATAATTCACTTTTTCGCAAATATTTCCCGCTTTTTCTTTTTGTATTTCAAATAAAGGTTGTATATTTGCGGTGCTTAACATATATAATATCCGATGCGAGCGAGGCTTGCATTAATCATGCGAGCATTTTTTATGCTTGTACTTAAAATATTTGAGGTATTACTATACCCCCATGTGGAACTGTAATGGAACCACAGCATCGGATGTATGTGTTAAGCAGTGGGAAAGGTAGTTATACCTCTTTTTTTATTGTTTATGCTTAACAATACATCCAATCATCATCAAACAAATAATAGTAGTTTGATGACGACGTTAATCCACGACACGGATAGAATGAGTTCGCTTGAAATAGCTGAACTTACAGGCAAAAGACATGATGCTATCTTGCGAGACATCAGGAACTTACTAAAACAAGGAGTATCACACCACAATTTTGTGGAGACATCCTACAAGCAACCACAGCCAAGAGGAGGATATAAAGAACTTCCCTGCTTCGAACTCACCAAGAAAGGTTGCCTGATCCTAGCATTTCAAATTCTGCTCAAAACATTTGCTGTATTAAAAAGTATTCGTATCTTTGCAATGCGACACTTTTATATACATATTTGGTTTGGGGATTTTTTATGCCCAATAGTAAGCAACTGCATAAAATATAAGCAGAGGTTTCTCCGTACATATTCGCCCCAAAGCCAATATGGAAGTGTCGCAACTTGGAGAGATTCTCTGCTTTCTCTATTTATTAACTTTTAATTTTCATTATTATGCGACACTTAAATGAAAATTACTCAAACAGCAATAGCGTTGCTGTATTAAGTACGTCAACTCACGAAACGAGTAAAGTTAAAGTTTACGAGCATCCTTTATTCGGTAAAGTTCGTATGTTTGTCCAAGACGGTAAGACTTGGTTTTGCGGAACGGATATTGCGACTTCGCTTGGGTACTCCAACACACGTAAGGCTATCTTAGATCATTGTAAATCACAGGGCGTAACGATTCGTGACACCCCCACAAATAGCGGAGTTCAACAAATGAAATTCATCAGCGAAGGGAATGTCTACCGCCTGACCGCTAAAAGCCAAATGCCAAAAGCCGACGATTTTGAAAGCTGGATATTTGATGAAATCGTCCCATCGGTAGTAAACACTGGAAGCTATTCCGTACAACCTCAAACTCCACAAACCTACCTCGAAGCCCTGAAAGCCCTAGTATCATCGGAAGAGGAAAAACAACGGCTGGCACAGGAGAAGCAGCAGCTGGAAGAGAAGAACGCCAAACTCCAACCGAAGGCAGACTTCGCAGACGCGGCATTCGCGACTGACGACAAAGTAGACATAGGAATGTCCGCCAAAATCCTAAAGCTCGGATTTGGGCGCAATACACTGTTCGAGAAGCTAAGGAAAGCGGGAGTATTCTTCGCGAACCGCAACGAACCAAAACAGAGGTTTATTGACGCCGGCTACTTCGAGATGAAAGAGAAGTTCATCGAGCGCAACAACCACCCAGGCTTTGTCGTCACTAAGGTTCTTGTTACCCAGAAGGGATTGGCTTATCTGAACCACCTCTTTGGCGGAAAGCCTTCTGACGGGAAGCTGGCTAGAATAGTATAGCAAATCCCCTTCCCTAATTCATTTACAGCAGTCCGTTTCAATGCCGGACAGCCACAACTATATCCAAATATAAGATTATGATAGAAATGACAATCATCGTTTTAAGCCTGTTTGCCGGATACAAGATGTTCGGTGACGATAACGACAGGTTTTTCATGTGCTAAGTAAGAGCGATACGATAGTATCAACACATTAAATAGAAACATTATGGAAACAAAAAGTTTGGAATTATGGTCTACCGATAAATTGGTAGAAGCGAAAAACGGTCAAGCCGTGACCTCTTCTTTGGTGGTTGCGGAGTATTTTAGAAAGGCACATAAAGATGTACTGAAAGCGATTAGAGGTTTGGAATGTAGTGCTAATTTCACAGAGCGCAATTTTGCGCCCTGTGTGTATATCAACGAGTTATGCAATAATGTAAAGAAAGAACTCCCCATGTACTACATGACCCGTGACGGCTTCACCTTCCTCGCCATGGGCTTCACCGGAAAGGTAGCCGCCCAGTTCAAGGAAGCATACATCGCAGCCTTCAACGAAATGGAAGAAAAACTACGATCCGAGCGTTGCACCAAGTACGCAGAACGCATCGTAAGGAAGCAAGTCAAAGAGTTTAACCTGTCGCTACAGGAAAACTTAAATAATGGCAGGAAGAAGCACGGAAGCACATACGGGGGTCTGATACCTTACGGGAAAGAAAAAGTGGTATATAATCCAAAAGAAAGCATGGAATCCAATTTAAAGCGGATATTCGGGCAAGTACGTGAAATGTGCAAAGACGGATTCTTGATGTCCGCACTCGCTGTCGAGACAAACAAGGTGCTACAAGAGTTTATAAATAAAGAGTAAGTCAGGGGATTTCGGTCCGACACTGAAGTTGACGCCAATCAGCGGGAAAGGGTAGCTTTAGGGCTACCCTTTTTTATGCCCCAATGTTAAATAATGTAGTAAATCACAATATCTTTCCTGTTTTATTTGGAGCATATCACATTAATTGCTATCTTTGTAACATCAAAATAAGAGATAAAGTAATAACAATATAAAAAACAAAGATTATGAAGACGTTTGAATTTAACAACGAGGCAATTACTATCGAGAAAACAGGTTACGGACAGTATGTATTAAGCGGTTTGGGTATCTCAGTGCATTGTACGGACTCTGAGATCTGGGATTGGTGTGATGACGATGAAAACGAAGATAAGCATTTGGCGGCCAAAGAGTCTGCGTACAGACTGCTTGTAAATTCTTTGTAAAACAAAAAAAATAAACAACATGGAAAAAGTGAGTAAAAAAAGAGGAAAGATTATCACAGACCGAGAAGAACTGCTTGTTTGTCAGCAATATAAGGATGGCTGGACACTTAGAAAGATAGCGACGTATGCTAACATCTCCCAGACAACCGTGATGGCGATCTTAAGGAGAAGGGAGATCCCTCTCCGGAACGGGAAACAGATCACCGAAGAGCAGGAAAAACAGGTGATAGACCTGTATCTGTCAGGAGGAAAGATCAAAGAGATAATGTCAAAAACCGGGGTAAAGTCAGAGCAGACGATTTACAGGATCATCAACAATGCTGGAATAGATAAGAGGAGGAGATAGCAACTCCTCTTATCTATGGCTTTTATCAAAAGGCCTTGCCGTAATCTTGCCGTTATTGCTTAATTACCCTTACCATAACCTTACCACTTTCAAGTGGGCTGTTTAGTAAAATATCAATACACTAATTCCTACCATGCCTCACTCTATAAAATATTGTTACCCCACCCTTGCTTCGAGGCAGATTTGTTCTATTTTTCCTTTTATTTTTGTATAACACCCGTAATTTTTCTGACTAAGTAGTCTCATTTTTGGTCTGTTTGTCTGATTTAGAAGATGTATTCCCATTTGACGAAGCCTGTTTTTCACTCTTTATAAGCTCTATCTCTTCCTGTGGAGCATCCGTCAAAGCAAGCATAGTAACAGCCAGATCAAGAGAGATAATTCCATCAGAATATAGCTTACCGATAGCTGCCCATTGCTTCTCCTTATCTTCATTGAATGGTTCTGCAAATTCGTGGGTAATCTTCAGCTTGGATAACTGGTTTCTCAGATGGATATGGGTAACATTCATCATAATAGCCAGGATAAGGTTCTTTTCCCGGTCTACAAGGATATCGTAAGTTTCTTTTAGATTGTCCCTTTTAATGTATCCTAGCGTCATAGCACGCTTTAAAGCCTCTCCGGATAGTGTTCCCATACCCTTCATATTTTCGAATGAGAAATCTGGGGTAAATGAATCGAAAAGAATAGAGTTATTCAGGTCTTCCTTTTCACTATCTTTCATTGAAGAGTATTCAGGAGGAGCTAGATAGTCAATAGCACTGTTCTTGTCTTGCATTTGGATTACTTCCCCAACCATGCTTGGATCTGATAAAGACTGGAGAACATCTGCCGTTGCTTTTACTTTCGGGTCTGCAAAATAATTATTAGTATCAGCGGCTTTGGAATCAATATGTTCCTCCCTGTCACATCTAGGCTGTGTCCCGTACCAAGCTTTATCCTGTTTATAGTAAATTACATTGATTTTACCAGATGGATTAACCAACGGCTCAACTTCCCACCCAATATTTGCTCTTTTGCATCGGAATATGTAGGATGGCGTTTCTATATCAAAATGCTCAACTGTTCTATTGCCCTCCTTCAAATTGTACCCATATCCAAATGCAATCATATTTTCGTATTGATCGAAAAGCGGACGGAGGGTATATCCCTTAGATTTGGATATGACCAAAACCTTTACTCCCGGCTTTCCGTTATCATTAAATATATGATATACTTTTGCACTTTCAGTTTCTGCGCCGGCCAGCCTTTTTGCTTGTCTCATTGTTGTATGAAACCTAGTATTCTGAAGAAACTCGTTATATGCCTCAAACGCTTCATCTGTACCTTCCACATCGTTCTTCCATTTTATAGGATTACCCAACAAGAAGAATAACTCTACTTCATTGATATACCTTTGTCTTGTCCGAGGTAGCTTTTCTGTTCTATAAGGTTCTTTGCCTTTACGCGGCTTATCTGGGCGACTGTTGACCTTATGAAACTCCGGATTGTACTCGGCAATAGCCTCATTTACATCAATATCTCTATCTTGAAGCAGCGAGATAACCTGGCTTATATCCCTGTCTTGGATAAGCCTCATTAAATCCCGTTCAACTCCTAAAGAATTAAGCGTTTTGTTACGCAGTAAATTGAATATAGCCTCAATGTAATTCATATCTTTTATTTTAATATAGTCCTAAATCGTCTTTATTGTATTGTTTTGGTTTTAAGATTCTTCCTAATACTTCTCCCAATACCCAATATCTTGCAGCATCAAGTGCGTGATTATATTTATCAATTGGTTTATTTATATAATTACCATCCTTATCCTTATCCCATGTATATTTCCTTAACTCATATAAAAGATTATATGACCTTCTAGTTACTTTCAAGTTTAATTCTAACATTTTATCTATGCCTGCTAGAATTGAACTTTTAGAGTTTATATTTGACTTATCTACCGGATAAATAAGAATGCCTGAGTTTGATATTTCTTGTATTAATCTTGGGTCTGCACTTTCCGATATTACTTTTAGCCTAAATGGCTTAAGAGAATCCGAAATTTCCCCAGATAGCATCCGGGTCCTGTAAAACAATTCATCAAGATATAGGTCATTATCAATAAGCGCACATTCAATAGCCGCGGATGGGTCATTTGAATATCCAAAATCTAATCCAATGCCTCTCTTCTTAGCATAATCGGGTATAGAATCTACAATTTCGAATCGTTTAAAGATTGCACCTTCTGCAACATCAGACCATCTTCCAATAGCTACATGGGCATATTTTTCCAGTTCTTCCTCTTTCATACGTTTCATCTCTTGGATAAACTGAGGAGAAAGATTTTCTATGTTATCTAAATAAGTAGTATGAATATGAAGAACATTAGGATGAGTAGAAATCTGAACTTGTACACCGTCTATTTCTATCAATCGGTGCGTCTTTTCAATGTACTTCTTATAAATAAAGTGATTTGAATCGGTCGGATTCATAATAATAATTACTCTATTTTGAATTCCTTTTTGCCTTATTGAGAGAACTAATTTATCAAAGTCCTCTTCTGAATTCCATTCCTCTGCTTCGTCACACACAAAAGTAGTAAGCCCCTGTATGGATTTTAACTTTGCCGTTTGATTCCCTGAAGATGTTCTGATCCCCCTAAACATAATTACACTATCTGAAAAGGTATTGATAATATCTTTTTTAGTTATATCAAAGAAATCATTAGTTCCCTCTAAATCTATCTTTTCTTGAAATTCAGGAATGACCGATATATCTGCTGAAGTCATTGTGTATCGGCTGTACAGCATCTTATGTCCAGATTCGAATGAAAGCCTTTCTATAAACGTACCAACATTAAAACTTTTAGCACTTCCACGACCACCAGTTATGAGAGTTATTAATTTATCCGTGTTATTATACAACGGATTATAGACTTCTTGAGTTTTAATGTTAAACACTATCATTTCTTTTTTGATCTAGCTTTTATCCACTCTTGAACAGGGATACTCCCTTTTACATTCAATGTACTTTCTTGTTTTTCAGCAAGACCTAATTTGCGAGCTATTATATTAGCATTAAAGGCTCCTACAGTAGCTCCTTCCAGCTGCTGAGTTTCTATTACAGATTCTATACGTGCAATGACCGACAAAAAATCTTCATGATTAGCTTTCTTAAATTCCCTCCAAAAAGTTTCACTAGCATCACAATATAACATTAGACCACTAAGTGTATATGGCCGCTGTGTAGGCGATTCCTCCTTTTCCTTTGTTTTTCCTTTTGTCTTATTCTTAACAACTCTCCAAGGATTCTTATCGCACCACTCAAAATATTCACAAGCAGCCTCCCATAACAAATCAGGGGTGGCAAATAACATGTCACGCCCATGCTTGCTTCTTAACTTCCAAAATTGATTTCCTTTTGGTGCTGCCATCTCTATTTATTAAAAATTAAACCCTCATCTCTTAGATGAGATACAATTTCACTGTAAATATACTCTATATCCTTCCGAAACCCTTTATAATTATTGTAGAGAACGACCACAGTTTCAATATTGTGGGAAATAAATGTCTTATCACTGATATTTACCGATTCTGCAATCTTATCCCGAAGGCCCCTAGGCATCCTTCCTCCTGCTAGAACACTAGGAGCATACAGGAATAAAATTATGAATATGAACTTTTTTCTGTTATGAACACTGTCTTTGTATCCCGGGCAATCCCTGGAATCAAGAATGTCACAAAAACATTGGTATATGGAAGGAATATAATTCAAATCAGACATTATAGGGGTGGATAGTTCGTATTCTCTTTCTGACAATCTGGATTTTTGCTCTCTGATTGTTTTTAGCTCTGATATTTCTGAAAACATAGTACTATAGTTTAGAAATTAATAGTATATTTGTACTATTAATTGAGAAAAGAGGATCTATCTGGTGGTTCGGTGGTCCTCTTTTATTTTGCTTTTCTCGCCCACATATGAGCGTTGTACAGAGCATAGGTGTACATCTTAAGCTCCCTGCTGTTGCTTATATACTCTACCTTCATTGCAGCCTTCAAGCATTCCGCCAGAAGGTTATTGTCTATTTCTTGGTTCATGATCATTTTAAAGGATTAATTATCTGTTCTCTGTCTTCCATCTTTCTTTTAAGATAATCGTATTCCCGTTCAATACACTTGCTTATCTTTTCTACATCTTCGTAACGCTCAGCCTTTATAAGCTCTCTTTTGAGGCTTTCAAGCTGATTGATGTATACAATGTCGTTACGGTCCGTTACATGCTGAATATACATTTGTATATCGTTCAGCTTATTCTCCATGCGCCCATGCCATTTGCTTATCATGATTAAGATAAAGGCAACGGTTGTAGCATTAATAAAAAACAATGCTATTTTGATAATTAAGTCTAATACTTCACTTGTTAGCATGGCTATTCCTCCTTGATTAATTCAGGGTGATCAAAAACATCGCCCAACACTTCAATACTATCACATTTCAAATCAAAACGAGATAGAGGAATTGTAGGATAAGGGCACTCATTCAAAAAATCTTTCATGATATATCTCACTTTGCCCGGACGCAATCCAAAATAAGAATACCGATCCACATAAATAACTTCTCCCTTACAGATATAATACCGATCAGAGATAACAACACGATCGTTAACAGTTATACCTTCGCGTTTATAATTTATAGAAATGTAGTCATGTTCATAGACCTCCTTGCCATTCTTGTCATACAAGCCGGTGAACTGGCCTACGGTTTCAAGACAGACCTCATACATACCGATGCTTTTCCCTATTTCGATATCGTTTAAGGATGGAATGACGGCATATCTATCCCTTTCGATCTTAATGAGAGAGCCATACAGCCATTCTTCATCGTATATGCTTTTGCCTCTGAATTTTATTGTACGATTCATTTTATACCTCCATTATTTTTAACGCTTTCTGTATTCCAGCTTCTAATGCTTCTTCGTAAGTATCCCACTGACCACCATCGTTAGGGCCGTCAAATATACCGGCAGCTATAAAAGTTCCATTATCAGCTTTGCATATATCATAACCATAACCGCAAGCATTTCTAACGATGGAAATATGCAGGTTCTTGGTTTCACGTAGCCACTTTTGAGCGACAGACTGAGTAGGGTAATGATAACTACTGAATCCTTTCTCTGTCAGCGACTTGAAAGTATCCAATGTTACAAATTTTTCGTCCATAATTAATTCTCCGTTTTAAGTTCTTTCAATACTTTCTTCGCTATCTCATAATGATTCAATTGCCAACTGGTATAAACATCATCTGTGTGTTCATCGTAATGGTTGGCATATACGTATGCGTTCAAGTTTTCACGAAAGGATTCACCGTCTAAACCTAAATCATCACAATCATCGTACATTCTCAATTCATGAGCCACCTCCTTACATTCTTGATGTGTAACAAAGTCATCTATGGTTCCATCATAGACATTTGTCTGACGGACATATTTTTGTCCTATCGCTATCTTTTCACAACAAAACTCACACCTATGTTCTTTCTTGGCTGTTGGATAAGTTTCTCTTAGTATTGTTGGCATAGTTATTCTCCTTTCTTCACTAATTCCACTTCTGTCGGCTCGTCATCTTCCCAACTTACTTCGGGAAACAGGGCGGTATCAAGTTTAATCCAATCAAGCATAGTTTTGGCTGGTTGCCAATATCCACACTCATCAATCTTTACGGGTCGTGCATTGAAAAGGCACAAATCACCGTCTTTGTCTCTTGTTACATACATAACTTATCCTTTATAAGTTTAATTTACTTAATATCTACTCAATAATTTGTAAAACATTCGTTTCTTCTCGATGTATTTAAGTCCGTTTCTGCGAAGTCCCCTTTTAGTCTTGGACACAATCATTTGACAACCTCTAACGCCAACATATATGAAACCCGAATGATGACTTTTAGCTTCTTTAAAGGCCCACCAAATCGCTTCACGACAATATCTGTAACTATCATTTTGAACACCTTCATAGCCTTTTCGCATTATGAAATGTCCAATTTCGTTAGCTTCTTCTTCTGAATAGCAAATTGTAAATATATTATTCATCTAATTCTCCTTTCTTTAGTTCCTCACAATGTAACTTATAAGCATGGGCAAACATTTTCAAAGTAACAGGCTCAAAAGCAAAGTCTGCTTGCTTGCCTTCTACTACAACTGAAACACATAAATCTCCATCACAGAAATCAATATATGCTACAGCATCATTTATCCCCTTTATAGAAACAGTTTGTGACTGTATAGTATCATTCATTGTTAATCTCCTTTCTTTCTAATTCGTTACCATTTGTACATTAATTTGAGTTATTTGCCTAGAATCTGCTTCATACACCTACGGAACTCTTTTATAGAGGCAGGATTCATATTTTTACTAAGCATGATTTGCGATATTTCAATCGGATTATACTTTCTGTATTCAACCGGAATCTTTCCATATACTCCGTATTCCAACATTGATCTTCTAATATCCATTGGGATTTTCAAAGTTTTCAAAGCCTTCTGCTGTTGTGGAACGGAATAGGGCTGATAATTACTGTCCCAATTTCCGAATACAGAAGTAACATAAAGAATCTTTTCTGCTAATCTTATTTTCATTTCTTTATCGGTTATTCGTTATCATTTGATTCAAGAGGAGGAATTGGCATCCAATGGGTAGGGCGCACAATATTGCCACCATAGTCAATCCAAGTCTCTGTCTTAGGATTAAAATCACACACTCCACATCCGGGAGGATTCATCCTAACATCAAGCACTATGTACAGGTCATCATCTGTTTGCGGTAACCTGTTCTTTACGCTGATCCACGGAGTCACTGATTCTTCCTCCCAACTATCATCTTCGGTAAAAAGTAAATTTATAGCCCCCATCTGGTTTTTCTTATCCCAGAAAAATCCGCTTGACGATTTTACAAGTGTGTCAGATTGATACATAGCACCTGTTCGTTTATTCTTTATTCTCATGCTGTTCCTCCATCCGGATTTATAAATATTCTTTTAACTATATTATATCCTTGAGCTCCTTGTATAGCTGCTTCTTCTAATGTCTGTTTCATAATTTATTTTTTTAATTATTCATTTTGAAAATCATCAATCTCATATTCCCATTCCATTGCATCCGCTTCTCGAATATTATCACTAAGCCATTCTTTTGCGTTTTCAAGCTCATCATCCCATTCAGGTACATCACCACCTTCATCATAGGCTTTAGCTAATTCATTATAAACTTCATCAGGGACTTCAACATTTCCAAGTCCAACTCGATAAGTTACTTTGATTGTTAAATCTTTAATATTCTTCATATTTCCTCCTTTCTTCTAAATCTTCATCATCTATATCTAATACCAGCCCTCCATTAAGAACATGTTCCATCATCCCTTTAGATAGCTTCATTGTCTGTTCAAGTGTAGGTCTTTTCCACCTAAATACTCGAATGTAATCCGGCACATTCTTAAAGGACCTTGTATGTTGCATTAACCCACCACAACTACATTCAATAATAAAGGGAGTAACACCTTTGTCTGCGTATGTGGTAATTTTATTACGACCACATTTTTCACACTCATATAAATCATACGTTCCGCGACCATCGTATATCTTAGCATCTTCAATGGTTGATGCCATTTTTGTATATCTCTTTGTTATATCTTTTTTGTCCATATCCGTATTTTAAGTAAATGTTTGATTTTCTCATGCGCCGATTTCATCGCTTCATCAGAAGCCTTTTCGAAAAGGCTATCTGCTATATGAAAGTCTTTTTTAAAGCGATTATCAGGAACAACATATATTGTATCTGTTATTTCTGTAATCCGTTTTATGGGAAACACAGTCAGATATACATTCTCGGTTTTACAGCTTGCTACTATGACAACTGTAAGAATTAATAATAGTTTCTTCATTTTTATCTTTGTTTTACCCTATTCTATTTAAAATCTCTTTCTGTATAACCTCTTTCGCATTAAAATGAAAAAGTCCCTTTTTCAAACGTCTAACATCCTGCATCGACATTTCATTGATGTAGAAGTAAAAGGCTTCATACGGATCACTGAAATTCTTAGCAAGAGCATTGTTAGGTTTATTATTCATATATCGTTCAATGGCGACAATCATTCTTCGGGCATAACCAGGAAACATCTTAAATTCTGCCTGCATCTGCTTGCAACCGGCAAGGGGACAACCAATACAGCCATGACGGGAAAGATTATAGGGCTCATCGTAATACTTGGAATATGGAAGACCATTTTTACGAATGTAGTTCCATACATCGGCTTCTGACCAGTTAAGGATCGGGAGAATATGCTTCGCACCTTTCATCCATCTGCGTGCATCACATTGCTCCGGTTCATACGACGCCCTCGATTGGCTTTCTTCTGCCCTCATTCCCTCTATTGTACGCTGACCGATACCGTATTGCTCCTTCAACTTTTCACAGCAAAAACGCCTCATTCTGCCGGGTAATCCTTTATTTTCAACCAACTGAAAAAATGATTTCTTTGGGTGAAGTATCTGAACCTGTGAATAGTTCTTCTTTATGAAACTGATTGTACCAGGTGGATCAACTGTCGTATTTGCGTAAGACGCATTATACTTTATACCGGAACGCTCAGCAAGATCGAGAATAACAACGCTATCTTTACCGGCGGAAAAGCCTAAACACATCGGATCGTCGCGTTCCATGCTGCGAAGAAAGTCGATTGCTTGCTGCTCCTTTTTATTCATTTCTATCTGTTCTCCGTTCATATCTGATTTGTTATTAATTAAAAATATGCGCAAATACACTCTTCTCGTCAGACAGCTCAAGACCTAGCTGCGAAGGATAACTTTTGATGTAGTTGTAGAACGCGAACATCTTCTTGTCGTCGTCACCGCAGCGATCTATCAGCAGCTTGATGAAGGCAAGGAGACAGTCTGAGTCGTTTCCGAAGTTCTCCTGAGTAGAAAGCTAAGTCTTGTCTACATCTTGCTTCAGCCAGCGTATAGCGGCTATCGCCGTGTTGAAATTGTGCTTGGCATCGTGACGCAGATCATAACCCTGCTTTTTCATTTCACTTCTCATGTCAAGGAGAAGAGTTTCTACGACATCTGTCAACACATACGTCAGGTTGAGAGTCGTATTAAGATTTGTTGTTCCTACTAACATAGTTGATTATACATTTTTCAATTCCACTTATGCGCCATGACTTATGAAATGGCTGCTTTGCTTTTGTATATAACTCGCAGCGTTTACATATTGGTTTCAGGTATCTTCCCTGATAATGAATACCGTTACAAATTACTGGATAACCTTGGATCATCATCTGTTCGGTTATTGGTTTTGTGATTTAGTAGGTAGATAACAGGCATAAGAATAGATTGAGTAAGCCTGTTGAGTACCACTTCTTTTTTTGTTAATTTTCTAATTGTTTTCATTGCTCTTATGTTTTTATTTATTTACAAACATTGACTTAGTCTTAAATCCAGACATTGCATTTACTATTTTCCCATAAAGAAATAAAGCGTTGGAACAATCGACTTCAAGACTAGAATTAGATGACTTTACAATATCACTTCTTAAATCTTGATTAGCGATAAGGAATGCTTCTTTTTGACTTATAGAATCAAAAGTTAATTGGACTGCAATAATTACTCGACAAGGAGCATTTAATTTACTAGCAAAATCCATAGCCGACAGTTCGTCATCAAAACTTTTTGGTTTATTGGGGCTATAAACTTTATAAATAAATCCCTTAAAATAAGAACAGTTTTTTAAACGTTTAATGTTGCTTGATTTCATAACTTATATAATTTTTGATTTACAGGTATAAAGTTACTTATTTTGCAGCTTGTAAACAAACGTTACTTTCCTTATTTGCAAGGCATTATAATTAATTAACCTGTTAATAATCAATTACTTCCTTCTACTATTCCCTGTAAGGGGAATGAGATTAAAACTCTTAAACCGGTCAACAAGTCGATCAGCAAAACGTTTTTTAAATTCTTCTGCATCAAGATTACTCGTTATGTGGTACATTTTACCAAATTGCTGATAAATCTCATATCTTGCATATAAAAATTCATCTATCACACTGTTAAGACTAGTGCCATAACTTTTCTGATTCTCTGTTTCCAGCCCAATATCGTTTAAACAGATATTAAACGGTTCCGGTTTAAATCCTTTCGATTGTCCTTCATTGAACGTATGTCGGTCAATATGACCATTCATCTTGTAATAGTTCATCATTTGAGTAACCGATAGATTTTCAAAAGTATTCGGATTATGAGTCAATCGTAAATAATCAGAAAAAATCTGCATCAGCATCGTTTTACCAGTACCGGGTTCTCCGACAAGTAGCAGGTTTTTATGGATTTTATAATCTTCATCTGGGAAAACCTGTTCTGCATATCGGCATCCATTGAAGTAGTAAAGCAGGAAAGACAACACTTTCGAGTTGTTTTCGTCTACTTCAAACTCTCTGAACTCACGCCCCATATAGTTATTCCCGATATACTTGATAAAATCACGATGGGCATAAAACTCATTGGGATTCGTCAAATCATATTCAAAATCTTGAAGAATAGTCTTTCTGTGGCGCTCTATCAGATTCCCGATCTGCTCCTTTTTCAGCTTTGCTGCAAACGAATTTTTCTGTTGAACCTGTTGTAGACGATCCGATAGCTCCTGTTCCAGAATTTCCATTTTTTGCTTTAGAAACGATTTCGTTATACTTCGAGTTAATATTAGCTACGCTAAAGTTATCCAGCAACCAACTATCCTTGACGGACGTGAGGAATACTTGGAGAGCGTACAACACAGAGGCATCATCAACGGGCATCTGTCTTTGTTCCCGTGAAAATGTTAGCTTACGAAGTAACTGGGACATATTGCCGGCATCTTTGGCAGTCCAGTAATATTCTTCGCCAAAAGTGTTTCTGAAATGCTCCTCAAAGGCTTTGCGAGCGTTAGCATTTAGTCCATTGGACCGCTTGGGCTTTGCAGGTTTGTTTTGAGAACTTTGTTTTTCAAGTTCCTTGATCTTAGCTAAAGCCTCATTCAAAGCATGATCTTTTTCAGAAATAACTTTTTCTAAATCCTCAACCCCCTTGGGGGGTGTGGGGGGAATAATAATATTCTCTTTACTTTCCTTTACTTTACTTTGTGTACTTTCTTCGGAAGTTATCGGCTTTTCTTCGGAAGAAATACGCTTTTCTTCGGAAGAAATAAGGTTAAACTCTGAAAATTCACACTTTCTTCTGCAATCATCACATATTCGTTTATAGCGTTCTTGTATTCCGATTGAAGTGAGAACTTTTTCCTTATCAAAGAGTTCTTTAGAAAACAACCCTAGTGCCAGGCAACATCTGACGACCTCCTGTATATACGCTTCTTCAAAACCGGTTTGTTCCGATAATATGAAGGGCAACTCTTCGTCCCACAACATGTAATACCCATTCTTATAGATAAGACAAAGCAGGAGAGCATATACAGTGACGGCCTTGCCACGCTGGTACTTGATTAGTTTTCTTATTTTTATGTCCTGAAAAAAGTCAACATCAAAAGGGAAATAATCAAGACCGATCTTCTTATTCCTTCCCATTTTAAGGTATTTTTGATGCGTTACAATGCCTACATAATGTCCTCAAATTTTCTATTGTGTTTAATTTTTCAATCGGAAATTTTCCTTTAATCACGGAATATACAGAATGTATATGGTCAATTTGTAAGTCATCAGAAGAACCGCAGATGACACATTTATATCCATCTCTTGAGAATATCATACTTCTTACATCCATTCGCTTTATAAAGGCACTTGATGAATTTCTTAAGGCTTTATATCTAACTTTTTCTGAAATGTTAGAAAGCATTCCCAATGTTCCCATTTGAGGTTTCCATTTAGGGAAATAATCAATGTTCTGCTTTTTAGATTGTATCATACTCATTTATAGCTACATTTACCCCATTCATGGTTGGTTATAAAAGAAGCTCTATATTTTCATTGTTTCTATTTGTGGAACTCGGAAACAACTACTCATACAGAGCTGACCTATATCTTTGTTATACGAGAGTTCCACCAATCGCATCTATTCTTTTCACGGTGTAAAGCTACAAATAAATGACATTTCTAATGTCACTTTTGAACAGTTATTTTTCCGTGATTAACATTTTTTCTAATATCCTTTCCTTTGTAATGCCAAATCCTGCTTTGCAAAAGATATCTGAGTACGTATGTTATCTCCAGCGTGAACAAGAGTTCGATTTATGCGATCTAGCCATACAACCAACTGATTAGCAGTCACACTTTGAGCTGAAACAAACTTAATTGCAACAGTTGCCGGAACTCGTGATATGAATTCCATGTGTTGAGAGTAAACATTTGCCGTTACCTGATCTTGATATGCTTTTGCATCAGCTAAAAGTTTTCCAGAGCGAGCTAGGTAGACATTTATGTCGGTAAGACGTTCTATAAGTTCTTTAGGGTTGTCGCTAGCTGTTGTTTCAAGAAACGACTGCATTTCTTCTATTTCCTGTATAATAGGAGGCAGAGGACAATTGTCTATATTGCACGCACCTGTACCATCATTTTTAGGGCAGTATTTACAGTTTATTTCCATAATGATATAATATTAATCTTTAGGTGAAAATTCGTACTTGATTTCTTGGTCATCAAGTATGTATTTCTTGAATAACTCATTTACATCTATTCCGTTATGTTCCAGATATAAGATGTAAGTATAAAAAAGAGCAGCTGCGCTTCCTTCTGTCAAATACATATTAGTTTGGGAAGCACGGCCGGTACTTTGAGGATTTTCTACCGATAACAGGTAGGCATCTTCGTCTGTATGTGCAACAGTAACAAGACGGTGATCTGCAAATTCGCACCGAACCATATCTGTGATTACTACTTTTCTTGCTGAATCACTTCCATATCCGAGGGTAATTTCACCAATGTTTTTACTTTCTTCCATAAGAGGTGCTATGCTTTTATAGAGTCGTTAATGTATGATACCAACATTTCTCCCAATGGATGAAAACGCTTCAGTCCGCTAAAAACAAGCCCCGCACTCATGCCGCTGTGACCTTGCTTGGAGAACAAAGACCGACACCTCTCAAATCTTTCCAGTTCTTTTTTAGAGGTATCATTCAGAATCTCAATAAACGCTAACCAACAATCAAGCTCCATGCCATGATAGAGATCATTCAACCTGATAGGGACAATTTCATCCCAGTATTTCAAATGTTCTTCCGGAATAATACCCCTTGCACGTTTTCTGTAATCTTCGGTTAATTGCGGGATCTTAGCCTTAAACTCCGCTTCCTTACGATCATACTCTTCGTGTATTTTACGGATATATTCATCATGCTCTACTTTTGACTTGCCAGTCACTTTGACATACACGTCATCGAGAGAATCAGTAGAATACAACGTTTTCTCGTTAAATTCACCATAACATGGTGCATTGTCCTGCAATTCTTGATATGCTTCATCAAGATTGATTCCTGGGTAAAATTCAATTTTCTTCATATCTATTCTGGTTACTAGTTAATTAAAAAGGTAAGTGATTTTTAGATAGTCTTCCTAAATGGTCGATATATCTTCTATAAATCTATTCTCTATCATTACTTCCTTTAGGTTTATCCCTTTTATCAGAAAGTAACCGTATTGTAGGCGTTTTAATTTACTCATTTCTAAATAATTACAAATTATTGACAATTTCTTTTTGGATTTCATCAATCACTTTCTCCCATTCTTTTTTTATCTCAACAGTATTAATCCCACATTTTTGAAAATCTCGTAAACTGCCAGAAAAATAACGTTTAGCTGTCTCTAATAAATTGCCCAAATAACATTTCTCATTTTCCTTAAGGCATCGACGAATAGAATTAATTTTAAATTTATCATGCTCTATATACCAAGAAATTTCATCAAATTGCGAAAAATACATCTTCTTGACTTGTTCTACAGTAAAAGGTTCTTTCATACCTATTCATGTTTTAGTTAATATATTAATAGCCCTTTTTACATCACGCTTGGATATTCCACGTAAAGCATGAGTTTTTATGAAATGCTTCTTTTGAGAAAGCAACATATCTGAATCATCATCAAGGATTACATAATTGGTTACATCCTTATGCTCTGACAACCATTGTTCTATCTCAACTCCTCGGTATAATCCATAATGAGTTTCTCTATTACCGGACTTAAAAGCATACATTCTTGCAGTAATACCCATAACATCTTCAGGATATAAAAAAGATTGGAATCCATTCTCAATCTGTTTAGTTGTGATAAGTTCTAATGTCTGCTCCAAAGTATATCTTCTCCAAGAAGAAGATATTACTATCTTCGCTCCAGTCGCATCACATATTTGCTTAACCAGTTCCATCTTTTCCTTATCAAGATTCCAGTTACTTTTCACCGTGGTTATCACACCGTCAAAGTCGAGAAATATAATCTTACTCATATCTGCACTTGTTTATTCCTTATGATTTAGTCGTTTAATAGCATCCTTTTTAGAGTATGCCATAACTTTCTGTCCTTTTATGGTAAACTCTCTCAACTCTTTAACTGATGACTTAACTTTATAGTCAGGATTAAAAGTCATTCCTTCTTTACGATTTATTGAGTATGGATTGTAACTTTGCGCTGCTGCGCACATCGCTGCTGTTGCCAGTAACATTTGCTTTATTTTACTCATACCACTCTATTATTGCATTGTAAATAAATTGTCGTTCCATCAGTACTGATACAACCTACTTCAAATTGTGTCCAAGAGTTATCCCAACATTTTGTCCCGGGTGGAACCTGTATGGAGACATAAATATCTTCATTTTTATCGCATTGATCTAATGCTTCTTCAAACTTTTCTAAGAATTCATCTAAACTCATATTACTATTGTTATTTAGAGGCAGGGAGTAATAATCCTGCTATATCTTCTTTCAACAAACCATGTTCGTCCAGCTTGGCTACGATTTGAGATGCAAACAGTAAATCATATCTTTGTTTCATCTCGTCACCAAACTTTTTAGCTAACTCTTTAATTTGATTTTCAGCACTTCCATACCCACAATTTCCATTGAATTTTTTCTTAATCCAATCTTCAATAGGAATTTCATTATCAGAATAACTGTCTACCCTTATTTTCCCTGTTGAAATAACATCAGTGACAAGAACTTGTATTTGTTCTTTAAGTGTCTCTTCCACCTGTTTTTTTACGGAATTAGTAATCTCGTTTTCAATCTGCGTAAGCATCATTTTTTTTATCTGTTGACAGACATCTATTTTGATTGAATCTTTTAACTCTTCCTCAAACCCGTTAGAATCTTCGTCTAACCAAAACTCGTCAATTTCTACTATGAATTTCATATTACTATTATTTATGTTGTTAATAAAATCGTTTTATATACCATTTTATCTTTACATCATCTTGAATATTCAAGGATGATAGTTGTTGTTTCAAATTGCATGATTCGCTTAGAACCCCTTAAAACCGGAAAACAGTGACAACCATTTTTCAGATTGTCACTGCGTCGATTGGCATCAACTTAAAGTGCTAGGACGAATCCCTGACACAACTTTCATACTTAGTTAGCTCCCATTCGGCTACCATAATCAAAGTAGTCAACCTGATTACGGGGAGAACGAGAAACCTTTAAGCTATCTAACAGCTTGGATCTCAACTTTTCGTTTTCAGCTTCTAACCGGTAACATTCGGATCTATATTACGCACATTCGGTGAATGAGCTTAACATAGCCATGTACTGTTTTATATCTACCTTAATCATTGCTCTATAGTTTATATTATTATCCCATTATACTTCCATTTAGACGCTGTGTAGTTCTTATATAGTCATCTAGTAATTCGTGGAGAATGAAGTCCGGATAAACATTGATTGTACCGAAACGCTCAATATTTACCTTGTTGACAGGATACCCCCTTTTCCTACATAAGCGTGCAACATCATTACTAAGCTTCGATATGTCACTCACATAGATCGGCAATTTGTACCTCTGGATATACGATGACATCGTTGAACATCCATAGTTACCGATACACTTTGAAGATAATTTCTTTACGCTATCTTCAAGTGCAGCTAATCTTTGTTCTGTCAATTTAAGCCTTTTCTCCTGTTCTACATTTGTCTTGGCCAACTGAAGAATCAGCTCGGCTTGACTCATTTCAACGGTTGAGTTCAAAATATTGTCCATTACTCTATATATTTAATATTCAAATAATCAATCACCTACGTAGCGCGAACCGAATCTACCAGTACTATTTACATTGTAATAAGCCGATACCGGTATGTTCTTGTTATTGTATCCTTCGTGCATTGTAGCTTTAGCTGTTTTGCTCATCGCTTCGTGTCTCTCTGCTAGGTATTTATCAGTTCTTTCTTTTACCGCTTCTACCGTGAAGTTGGATTGAAGTTTGGCAAGTCTCCATGCTGACTTTAAACATTCACCGAAGGTCTTGCCTTGCTTCTTGCCTGAATACTTATACGATCTGTGAGCGTTTTTCATTATCTCTGATAAATTGTAGCGTTTCATATATTTAGGAGTTAATTGTTATTAGTTCTTTTATTTGATGTAAAGATACAGTATTTACTGTATATTACCAAACAAAACAGTCATAATATACTATTTCTTTTGCATAAATTAATATAGTATATACTGTATTCTTCATAAATAATCTGTATTTTTGAAATCAAAAAGATAATTATGAGAATAAAGGAACTTTTAAAAGAGAAACATTACACACAACAAGAATTGGCAGATAAAATGAATGTAAGCCTATCTGCTGTTAGACAAATGGTTGCAGCTGAATCATTGACAACTGCTACACTTGAAAAAATAGCCACCGCCCTCAACGTCCCCATGTGGCAGCTATTCGCGTCCCCAGAAGAAGTGCAGCTTCCCTCAAACGACCATTCTGTCAAATGCCCCCACTGCGGGAGCGAGTTCCCTGTTAGCGTGAATGTTGAACTAAAGCCAGAAACCAGATAGGACAATAGCAAACTATGGATACAAAAGAACTAAGGTTAGGCAACTATGTAAAGCTATCGAAAGATTACCAGTACGTAGGAGTTGAAATACCTGCAGGTACTATATGCAAAGTACATGCCATTAGTCTTAATTCCTTGTACCTGGAATGTCATGTAAATGGTGGGACTTTTTACGGTGAAGTTCCTATTTCTATGGTAGGACCTATTTCTCTCACAGAAGGATTGCTGTTAAAGTGCGGATTTAATGTCGAGTATTATGAATTCCAAATAAAAGAACAACGATTATTGACTATAGAAGATTTCTGGATATTATATAATACTCGTACTAACTTCTATGGAGTAATGCGCTCTAACAGAGTTTTTAAGCAAATAGAATATCTGAATCAACTTCAGAACATATATTTTGATTTAGCAGGAATAGAATTAAAAGTAAATCTATGAAACGAATAAAACTCACTAAGGAGGAAAAAGAGACACTTAGGATCGTTGATAAGTTCAACGGTCAGTGCCCTTGTGTATTTCCTTTGCACGTCTACAACTTGTCCGTACGATCACTTGAAAGGAAAGGACTAGTAAAAGCCGCATATCTGGAAGGTGGAGCAGTAGAAGATGCCAAAACCACCGATGAAGGAAAACACTACCTTTGTGAGAATCCCAATTTACGAAACCCTATCAACTGGACTGTTATCGGAGTAATAGCCGGGATACTTTCTCTTATCGTGTCTATTATAGCCTTATTTATAAGCTGCACCGCGATGTATAGATGAATATAAGGGATGCAAATGCATCCCTTTATTTATATCAGCTAAGAATTAATAAGATTAATGATACCTTGTCTACCAATTCCGGTAATCTTTCTATGGTAGATAATATGCCCATTGTCAGCAACCTCTTGCTTTATATCAAACCAGCCAAGAGTAGCGTATTTAGTATATGGCACCCACGTCTGATTAACTTTGTATTGTACGCCAAGTTCTTTTAAACGGTTGTTAAGTTCAATTGCCGATTTAAGCCCCAATTCTTTAGCAACTTCCGTACATGTATAGGTTTTATTGACATGAGTTAGTACTGCTACCTGTTTCTCTGCTTCAATGCGTGCCGACCGTTCTTCTTTTAGCTTAGTGAGAAGTTCAATGCCGAAATCCGGATTATTCAATATCTGGTCAATAACATTGTCGGTAGCATATATGCCATGCTTGCGGATTGAAGGAAGGATTTCACTAGTTACCCATTTACGGAAAGTTTTAGCCTGTGGCTTACGACTATCAAGTATTACGTCATACAAACCGTCTTCATTAATAAAAATCATTTCTTGTTGTCTACCAAGAGAGTCCGGGATGACCTCATTAGTAATGACCTCACCACAAAGTCTTGTTTTTACTTGACTGGGATTTCCTAACTCAAGCACTTTACAAACATCTGCCAAGCAGAATAATGGTTCTTCACTTGTTCCGGCTACTCGCACTTCACCAAACGATTCATTCTTAAAAATCTGAATGTTGTCCATAATAATGTCTTTTCGTTCGAGGACGTACCGCACTTCTTCATGCGGAGATAAAAAGGCGAAAGCCATGCAGGGGGTTGTGACCTACACAGCTTTCTATATCTTAATCCTCTGATTAATTCTAATTTTAATAAGTACAACCCAACGCATGGCAAATATAATAATAATTTTTAAAAGTGACTATACAACCAACACCTAACATTTTCTTTTAACTATTTTGTGACTTAATTCTCAAATGGAATTGCTAACTTTGCATTGTGATACACATATAACAGTATAACATGGGTAGCTGGAGCGAAAGACAAGAAGAAAAAAGAGAAGGAAAGGAGAAAGACAAGACCAGGCGGGAAAAGCTTGCAGGGTATTTCTTTAATCTTTCACAATTAACATATACAGCTTTGGTTCTTGGTGGTATGGTGCTATTTTTTCAAGGTAGCGTTATAAACTTAAAACTTTTAATCATGTTACTTGTTGGTTGTATATTAGCTTATTCATGGGCGAAAATTGGAAACAACTTATTAAAATGAATTGATATGAATGCAGGAATATTTGTATTTGTTGTGTTGGCTGTTATAGCGGTGCTATTCTTGATTTATACCGAAACTCCATCCGGGAAGAAATGGATCAAGAATTTATAGAATATTATGAACGGATTAACGATAATATTCATGTTTACTAGCGCCGTAGGGGCTGGAATAGCTATTTGGCTTAATACCAAGTCTGGTAAAAAATGGCTTAACAGCCTTTGATAATCAATAATACTAAATTTGTAATAGAAAAGCGTCATGTAGAGTGACGCTTTTTTATTGCAGTTATGCAATATAAGGCAGATTAAAAGCTGAAAACAAAATGTCAAAGAACGATTTGCCGATAATAGGAGTTGAGCCAATCGACACAGGCTTATTATTAGTTTAATATTCGTACATGGTTTTGTGGATGATAATCATATAATATATTTCTTATGATCTATCAGAGCATTTGCAACAGAGCGTGATGCCCTTCTGCTAGCAACTTCACACTTACCATTACCTCGTATATCTTTTTTGTCTATTTCACCTTTTGTTAATGTAAATATTCCTCCTTTTATATTTTTTAAATATGACATTTGACGAGACATATTATCACGAACGCTTTGACCTTTGATTAAACCTTTCTTTTCACGAACGACCGATGCCGTACCACCGTACAAGGGCTCGTATATTGCGTTTGTGCAATTTCTGTAACCTTCTCCTGTCACTCCATGAGCGGCAAGCGTCTTGGTAAATTCGTTACGTGAATCTATTGATTTTAGTCTTTCAGAAATCCATTTGTTGTCTTTGCCTCTTTTCTTATAAGCTTTAATATATCGTTGACCTATCAAATCGGGGTTCTTTTCTTCTTCTATTCTTTGAAAGAAAACCTCATTGACTAATACATGAAGCGCAGGGTCAAGATATTTTGCATAAGCAAGAACTATTTGTCTATGGGCATACGAACCACCTAATTTACCGCGCTTTGTTTTTATAATACGGTTTGAAACCGTATTTAAAATCCCGGATACCGTATTAACTAATTCAGATGCAATATCTTGTCTAAGCCAATCGTTGGGATTTTTGCTTTTTGGTGAGCCTGCAATTTTCCACAAATCAGTAAGTGACAACAGATCACCGTCCTTGCCAATCGTATCTAATACGTTAGCATCGTACTTTTTAATTTCTGCTTTCTTTCTCATGATATGATTATTTTTCAAAATCAATTTGCGCAGACAATATTTCTAACAAAGCCTGCAATTGTCCAACGATGTAAGGTTTTATATCTTCACTACAATTACTCGTAAATGCAACAAGCTTTTCTGATAGCTTATGCCATTCTTGCAACTCATTCGGTTTCATCATTATCAGAAGACTTATGAAACCCAGAAAAGGAACGAGGAACGATATTCGATTCTATTCTTTCATCCAATATTTCTTTTTTCAACAATAGCATTATGCCATCATAACTTGACGATAGTTCTGATACAACTTCCCAACCTTGGCTACCTAAAACATTGAGTTTATCAGTAGTGTATTCTTGATAATTATGCCTATAACCATCGTCCATAGGACGAAGTAGAAATGTTCTATATTCGTATTTCTTCATTTTTCTATTTATTAGTTTATATTTGAAATCCCCATTCCAAAAACAACATCAAGTATCTCATCGGGGTAAACTTTCACTGTTCCCCAACGGACATCATGGATTTTTGTCGGCTCAACACCGCGTTTCTTGCAGAGAGCTGACGCTTTCCGTCCCATCGCTCCGTAGCGTGAGACATCCAGTTTGATACTGTTTCTTGATATGTAGGCTACGATTGTGGATTGGTGCAGGTCCGTGGTAGTACGCTGCTTGATTTCCTCAATCTCCGCTTGCATTTGTTCCTGCTTGCTTTCCAAAGCCTTCATCTTACGTTCATTCTCAACGTTGAATTGCGCAAGTTGGAGAATAAGCTCGGAAGGAGTAAGAGACTGTTTAGCCATAGGTTCAGCCTTACCTGTTTCGAGGGATTCCCAGCGATCAATAATTTTTTCACGGAGTACTGCGTCGTAGCCGGATGCGAGGATCAGACAACCTTTCTTGGTGAGATTGAAACATGGTCTTGGTTTCCCTTGATTATCCGAATATTCCGCCAATCCAAAATTGGATTCGGCTACTCCTTGTGATAATAGATTGCGAATATCACGCATAACATGGGCGTGTTGTTTGCTTGTAAGTTCGGCAATCTCAAGCGAACTCATTGTCTTGTTTTTAAATAATTCCGTTTCCATAATATTTATATTTCTGCTAAGTAACCATTCACAACTTCTATAAATTCCTCCAAAGACCGGACAACGACATATTTGTTTCCAGCCGCCTCGCATTCCTTTTGCCATTCTTTTTGTACCGGTCTTTGGTACTCACCTGGCTTTTTCATTTCTATACACAAAGCACCGTAGAAACGATTACTTTTAAGAAGTATCAGATCTGCAACTCCCGAAAGCATCCCTTCTTCTTTCATGTATTCCCCGTTTCTAGCACTTCTTCTTGCTGCGTTAGGAACAGCAAATAAGATGTTTCTTAATTGGGGGTATTGGTTGCGAAACCATTTAACACAAGATGCTTGTATATTATGTTCTTCACTTTTTGGCTTTCTGCGAATATTGGTTCCGCAATATTTAGCTTTCATTTCTTCGTATGTCATAATACCCTAGCAAGTTTAAAATCAAGCAACATCAATAACTCATTGAATTTCTCTTCATACCAAAGCGGCTGTGTTTCTTTGGTATTATTAGGGTTGACTTGGTTCTCACCATACGCAAGCCCGGATTCGGTTATGGATTTGAAATGCTTATCTTTACCTTTTGATGATTTCCTTTTCATATCACACAAGATACCTTTCTGAATCGCTCTTTGATTAAATGCCTGTGCGCTGATGGACAAACCCGCTTCTTTGAGTAATTCAGTAGCGGATTTGAGGATACCATGTGACTGGATATAATCCGGAGTAGGAAGTCCAAGAGGTGCAGCAACCTTGCTAATTAGAGATAGTTTGGAAGAATCATTCAAGTTAAGCACTTCACTTACACCTTTTACCCATTCAAGACCAACGCGGACTTTAGTTGTTAGTGATGGTTCACGTTTGGGTTTGTTCTGGTTTTCGATTACTTTCCAGACGCTTTGGTGAAATACTTGGCGATAAACCTCAAATACCGGTCTGACCTTGCGGGCGATGAAGAACTCCATACAAGATACAGTAAGTTTGTAGTCAATTCTGTTACTTCCATTGAATTTACCATCCTCACACCGTTCGCCATTTTGGGCGAGTGGAATATAATCCACATTCTCAATATATGTTTCCTTTAAAGCTCTTACCGCCTTACTCTTTTCAGAGTAAACCAAAGGCCACACCTCATCAAGGTTGATTGGGAACTCGTTATCAGATTGTGATAACTTTAACACTACATTGAAATACGCATTGATTTCGCTTTCGCTACTTTCTTTAGATAAGATTAAATCTGTTGCCATATATTTTACTTTAACTATTATAGAGAGGAACGAGTAATATTCATCCTTCCTCTCTGTTGTATCAACCTTCAATTATCTCCCAATCTGGCAAATATTCTTCACTGTTGATCTCCTTCATTAGTATCTGATTTATTGTTAGGGATTACTTTTGTTTTACCACCAGTTTTATCAACAATAATCGGTTTGCCACCTACTGTAGTTTCGGTACATTGCCCTTCAGGGAACTTATTAATAAAACGAACTACCTCTTTATCTTCTGTTACATTACTTTCCCCTTTGACTTCATAAGGGAATACGTCTACAATAGGAGTTTCAGCTACCATGCCGATCTGATAATCTGCCATGGTTCCTTTCATGCCCTCGTCCAGTTTCTTCACTGCGTCGCGCAAGTCGGAAGCCTGAACCAACACTTGGGTAGAAGTCTTTTTCTCGGCACCGCTTTTCTCGTCAAGGGTGATAAAGATCAGTTTGCACTTAAACCAGCGGTCAGCGCTTTCTTCATCGCTGGGGAAAAGTTCGCTATAGTTGGCACGTTTGATGTCCGATACTGTAAATTCTCCTGTGATAAATGGAGTCATCTCCTCGATAATACGTGCTTCTGCTTCTGTAAAGCTGAGTGCATCTACCAGATAAGGTTCCGTCACTTTCTTCTGCATTCCGTTTTCCATTACTTTCTCGTAACGGATTTTACATTCAAACCATGTGTGCATTCCCATAATTATTTGTCTTTTTCAGGTTCGTCAATATATTTATCTGCAAAACGGTCAAGCGCTTTGATACACTTGTCCGGAAGCTGCTTTGCCGTATCATTCGTCTTGATATAGTCAATCGTGCCACCGACACCATAGATAAGAAGCATTTCTTTAGTCGATGGAATGAAAATACTCGCCATCGCTGCTATTACACCACAGACAACAAAGCGTTTCAACCATTTAAAAAAATTGTGTTTTCCACCCTCATCTTCTATCATATCACCTTCCGTTACCAGCAGAGCAAACAGCATGGTAACGATAACTATCAAAGCTACAATCCATACGACCATAAACGCAGTGGACAGGTTACCAACTACGGTCATCCAATAAATTTCATTCATAATGTAAAAAAATTAAATTATTAATATTTGAGGTTATTTTTTCTCTTCCCAGGTTCTTCATATTTCCAGCCGTTAAGCCGGTAGCATTCTTTGAGAGAAAAAGACTTATCAGAGGGCTTTTGTCTACGACATATAAACTCTCCTTTTTTTGTATTTCTTTTCTTCATCACTTTGTTTTGATTATTTATTCGTTGACAACTCATTCAGAAGTGCGTCAGACCGTTTTACCGCTTGTTCTGCAAGATTTGAAAAGGGACCAAAGTTATAATATTCCGTTTCTGACTGTTACTAATCATTGTAATATTGTGGATAACACCCTTTTATAATCTCTTCTGCATCCTTTTGATGTTGAGTACCTTTTGCTAAAAGTTCAACAGTTGCAGCCAAAATGGAGATTTTGTTAGAATTGAGCCGATAAGCATCGGCAACCAATTCAGACATTGCATACCGTTTATCGGATAATCCTTTTATCTTAATCTTATTCATTTCTTGATTTTGTTTTGAATTTGTTCAAAATAGCCCCTTTATTAAATAGCACCATGATAATTAATGCTAAAGCGACTTTCAATAATTGCTTTTTGCCAACAACTATGATATTACTACGATTTAACCCATCATCAGTCATGATGCTATACCAATTCTTATAAGGTGGTAATACCTTATAAATATGTATTTTTCCAACTATCTTTTTCATATCTATTTTGTTTTACGTTAATCCCTGTTTTTCAAGGATTAACAAGAGCTCTGTTAGCAATAAATCATCTTCCGAATATTTCTTCAAATTTACGGTCTAAAACGTTCAAAATCCTCATTCTTACAGCAGGATCGATGGAAAGATTATCAATTGAGTAAATTCTTGAAATCAGTTGCTCACGAGAACCGCAGAAACAACCGCATGTATAAAACGGAGCAACGTTTGGGTAATTATGCTTGTACCATAAATGATTTGTACCCTTGATGACTACATAGGTCTCTGTGATTATGAACTCTTCATCGGATGGCGTATACCCCGGGGTGTTGGGATTGCCAGCGGCATTGCGGCGGACAGCCCAGTCGCTATCTTTCGACAGTTCGACAAGGGTATCGACCGGAGTGT